CAACTATGTCTAAGTCGAATAGACTGGGAAGGCGAGTGGAGTATAGACAATGTACAGATTATTACTCGCGAAGAACACTTTAAAATACAAGGCCGACAAAGCCAAGGACTAAGGTAAATTTCGGTTGACAAATTCATAGTTTGGCTGTATAATGATTAAACTGTGAACTTACACAGAAACTTAAATGAAAGGTAACAAATGGCTTACAAAGTAATCAACGGTAAACTTACTAAGGTAGTTCCAACAGTTAAAGATCAGCGTAAACTGGCTGGCTTCTATTGGGGCTATAAAGCAGATCAAGGTGAACTTGGATTTGAGTTTACAAATCACCAGTTGACAAAGGTTACGGGGATGCCAATGGAACGAGCACTTGAGATAGGTGCTATTATTAAGAAAACCGCTACAGAGCAATGGCAAGGTGTAATGCGTAAGGATCCAAAATATCTTGAGGGCAAAACCAAAGAAGAGTTTATTGATGAAGAGTTTGATCGTTTGCTTTGGGTTATTGATGAAGTTCGCTCATCAACTCAAATTTCGTATCAGAAATATATGGAACACGCTATGATTGCTTGTTGTGCTATTTCAACATTAGTAGCCGCAGGTCGTATTCCACAAGATACTTGGAATGGTGATTCCTTTATGGAAGAAGTTGATTTGGAGTTAGCATAATGGACGCATTTGAATTTCGGTTGACATTTTGGTTGTTTGATAGTATAATGATTAAACTGTAAACTTACTTAGAAAGGTAACAAATGAAACAACTAAAAAATCCTAAAAACGGCACGGTTGTAATTCGCATAGATTCAAATTTATTTCATTTACCAACAGATGGCAAATTAAGTTCAGTTAAAGCCAAAATGCTAGAACAAATGGTAAAGATTACACAAGCAGGTGGCACTTTTGACTATTGTGCTGGCTATCCAAAAAAAGGTGATGCTTTGGTTGCTTGTAAAAAAGGTTATCGTCCAGAACAATTTTCAGAATTAATGGAAGCCGCAGAATAGAATCCTTGTTAGATCATTAAACCCACTCTTAGCAGTGGGTTTTTTTACGGCATAAATATCTATATGGAAAATGACAACAATATTCTCGCCTCTGACATGAATACTTCTACAACTTATGAAGTAATTCCTTTGCCACCAGAGGAACCTATTAATCCCTCAAAGACAGGCAATAAGCCTAAGCAACTTAAAGCCATGGAAGTATATGGCTACGAAGTAGGTCGCGGCTTAAACAAGCGTATAGTTAATCCTGATCAGATATATGAGTTAGCCGCAATAGGCTGCACCGATATCGATATAGCCAGATGGTTTGACATAGATGAAAGCACTTTAAGATATAACTTTAGTGACATGATGACTAAAGGTCGTGAAGATGTTAAAATGTCTTTAAGACGAGCACAACTTCAATTGGCATTAAATGGTAATCCTACTATGCTGATATGGTTAGGGAAACAATTGTTAGGTCAACAAGATGCACCAACTAACACACAAGATCAAGCTCCTTTACCCTGGAATGATTCGCCTGTTAACGATACCGGAAACGAAGTTTAATGCCATTAAGTAAACCACAGGAGGTTGTCGCCCACGACGGACATCGCTTTCGCGTTATCTGCGCTGGGCGGCGTTGACGATGGGGCAAGACATTCTTAAGTGTTAATCAATTGGCCAAATTCGCAAGTAAACCAAAACAAAATGTTATGTACATTGCTCCAACTTACCGTATGGCTAAAGGTATAGTTTGGGACCATCTTAAGACTAAACTAATAAGTCTACGCTGGGTTAAGAAAATTAATGAAAGTGATTTAACCATTACCCTAGTAAATGGTAGTCTAATTAAAATTAGAGGCGCTGACAATTTTGATAGCCTTCGCGGATTATCTAATAACTTTATTGTTATGGATGAAGCGGCAATGATTGATCCTCGTGCTTGGACAGAAGTATTGCGCCCAACACTGTCAGATACTGGTGGACATGCACTATTCATTAGCACTCCAACTGGATCAGCTAACTGGTTCTTTGACCTATATAATAAACACACTGACGATTCAGATAATTGGTCAAGTCATCACTATACTAGTATTCAAGGTGGTAACATACCTGAATGGGAAATAGATCAAGCCCGTAAGGATCTCGATGCTAGAACATTTCAACAAGAGTATGAAGCCAGCTTTATCAATCACGGTAATCAAATTGCCTACGCATTCAGTCGAAGTGATAACCTAGTTAGTCTTTCTGATGTTAACACCGACATCATACACATTGGCTGTGACTTTAACATTAATCCGGTTAGTGCGGCAGTATTTGTTAGACAAGGTGACATACTGTTTCAGATAGATGAGATAGCTATGTTCAATAGTAATACCTTTGAGTTGGCAGATGAAATCAACTCACGCTATCCAAAGAGTAAAATATTTGTCTACCCAGATCCAGCAGGCAGTGCTCGTAAGACATCATCGGGTGGACAGACTGATCATACTATCCTAGCCAATGCCGGAATGATAGTCAAAGCACCACGCAGACACAATGCAGTTAAAGATAGAATTAATAGTTATAATGCTAGACTATGCTCCAGCGATGGCATTAGGCACTTGTTCATTGATCCAAAATGTCGACACACTATTGAATCACTAGAGAAGTTTAGTTACAAAGAAGGAACACAAACACCAGACAAAGGTAAGTTTGACCACATGTTTGATGCCGCTAGTTATTGTGTTGACTTCTTATTCCCATTAGTTAAAGAAAGAATTGAAGACCCATATGCCGCTAGCACTTGGGGACACGCACTAGCATAATGCTAAATATACATTGCACCATATAGGAAAAACATATGAATAACCTACAAGAATTATACCTACAGGTAACCAGTACTAATCAAGACTATAATGATAATAGTCGTCGTTGGAGATTCCTATTAGAATCTTATATGGGTGGTGAAGAATACCGTCAAGGCGCACACCTTAACCGTTACCAATTAGAAACAGACCGTGAATACAATGCTCGACTAATGACAACTCCCCTAGACAATCACTGCCGTAGTGTAATCAATGTCTATAACAGTTTCTTATTCCGTGAAGAGCCAGACAGAGACTACGGCAGTATCGAATATGATCCAGCACTTAAAGACTACTTAGAAGATGCTGACTTAGAAGGTCGCGACCTAGATTCAGTAATGAAAGAAGTCTCAACCTGGGCTAGTGTATTCGGACATTGCTTTGTGATAATGAGCAAACCTAACATTGGAGCACTTACTCGCGCAGATGAACTAGCCGAAGGTGTTCGCCCATACATTAGTCTTATAACTCCTCTAACAGTTTATGATTGGACTTATCAGCGTGCGGCTAATGGTCGTTATAGCTTGACCTACTTCAAGTATGTAGAAGATGTCAATGATCAAATCTCTACAATTATAGAATGGCACACAGATCGTATAGTTAAAACTACCACTGACCGTAAGGCTAAGAAAGTTCTAAGCCAAGAAGAGTCTGTAAATGAATTAGGTCGTATCCCAGTGGTGATTGCCTACAATAGTCGTAGTCCAGTTCGTGGATTGGGTATGAGCGACATCAATGACATCGCTGATCAACAAAAAGCCATATACAATGAACTAAGTGAAATCGAACAGTCAATTAGACTAGACAGTCATCCAAGCCTGGTAACTGTAGAAGGCACTAAGATTGGTTCAGGTGCCGGTGCTATTATCTATATGGATGCCTCAATTGATCCAGGACTTAAACCATATACCCTAGCTAACTCGGGTGCTGATATCTCCAGCATCTATACATCAATACAAAATCGTATTAACTCAATCGACAAGATGGCCAACACTGGTGGTGTTCGTGCTACTGAATCACGCAACATGAGTGGCGTGGCTATGGAAACAGAATTCCAATTACTTAATGCTCGACTAGCAGAAAAAGCCGACAACTTAGAACTAGCAGAAGAACAGTTATGGCAGTTATGGGCCTTGTATCAAGGTTACACATGGGATGGCGAAGTTGAGTATCCAGGTAGCTTCAATATTCGTGACACTGCCAGTGAAATCGAACAATTGGTCAAAGCTAAATCAGCCGCAACTGATCCGCGTGTATTGGCTTTAATAGACCATGAGCTAGTAGAGTTCTTAGGTGAGGATAGTACTTTAGTATTAGGCACCAGCGAATACTTACCAGCAGAACAATTACCCGCAACAGAACCATTTGAACCACACACCATGTGTGACCCAGTTACTGGTATTGAATACATTGCCCGCACTGAAGAAGAACATCTAGCCTACATGGCTTTAGGTTATGTACATAAAGAGGAGAGTTACTAACATGGCATACGGTCGAAAGAAATCAGGTGGTAAGAAGCCACCAAAGAAATACTAGGATCACAGGATGAATCAACTCAAACAATTATTAAAAACATTAGTATCTCGATTAACTCAACCATGGGTTAAATCAGTACCCCCTGTGACTAAGGCTCGTCGTAAAGTTAAAGGTAATAAAACTCTGTAGGTTTAGTTCTTAACCAGCATTTCATAATACCTACTGTAATATTATAGTGTTGAATTGCTAATCTTCTACTATTGAATATACCGACTGGAGTTTGGATTTTTTTAGAATTAGACTTAACAGCATTAAATCTTGCTAGATTTTGAACAGCATTAGATATTTTTATTCCTCTGCCATTAGACCATAGATCAGCAGCATTTTGTTGTATAGTAGTACAGTATATATTAGTAAGCGAATAAGGCCCTAGGTCACCATAACGACACATACATAATGTGTTAGCTGACCTAGAGGATTGTTGTAACGCTTTATCAACACCATTAGATAACCACCAGTTATACCATTCATCGAATGTAAGTTGAAATAGTATGTTACGCCTTTTAGCAGCACTTCGCTGACCATAATACGAGTTTTTGGCTTTGTTCATAGTGAATATTTATATGGACTAAATAACAATTGTAACTGATTGATAACCATTTGTCAATCTTAAAATAAAGGTTACTCTAACCATAAGGAGGCGTGGACCACAATGACCACACAAGAACCATTGGCAGCAAATGAAACACCAGTAGCTACTGACACTACAGCAAATCAAGAAAGTCAGGCACCAGCAGCAAGAATGTATACGGAGGAGGAGTTTAATAATCACTTAGCCGGGTTAAAAGCCAGCTTAACTAAAAAATTATTAAAACCCTACGAAGAGTTAGGCGATGTTAATGAACTTCGTCAATTGAAAGAAGCAGCCACTAAGCGAGCTCAAGAAGAGCAATTGAAGCGTGGTGAATTCGAAACAATACTACAAGACCTTGCTAGCAAAAAAGATAGTGAAATCCAAAAGCGTGATAGAGTAATTGAAACTTTTAAAGTGGAGCAACCTCTACTACAGGCCGCAAGCGAATTCCGCAGTGTGAATCCTGAACAAGTTCAACGCTTATTACGCAACAGTGTCAGACTAAATGCTGAAGGTGAAGTTGAAGTATTAGATGATAAAGGTCAAGTAAGATACACCGATAAAGGTACTGCACTTCAAGTGAAAGACCTAGTTAAAGAATTCCTTACTACTAATCCTCATTTTGTACAACCAACACCTAGTACTACTAATAGTAGTCATAGCGTTAACTCTAGCAACAGACCTTTGGATATTACTAAATTAGATATGAGTAACCCAGAAGACCGTAAAGTTTATGCGGAATACCGCAAGGCTAATGGAATTCGATAATATAAAATTTAACTAATCTTAAGGAGATTATAATATGTCAGCATCAACAACCACAAGTTTGAACGATCTATTACCTAGTATCGTTCAAGAAGCTCTTTTCGTAGCATCAGAGCGTTCAATCATGCGCGGTCTAGTAAAGAACTATACTTTACCAGCACAATCAGGCAAAACAGTAACAGTGCCTATCTATCCATTACAAACAGCGGCTTCATTAAACGAAGGCACTGAGGCTAGCCCAGCAGCTGTATCAACAAGCTCAGCAGTATTGACTGTAGCTGAAGTTGGTCTAGCTACACAAGTAACTGACTTGGCACGCATCAGTTCAGCTACTAATGTAGTTGCTGATATCGGTCGTTTATTCGGTGAAGCAATTGCTCGTAAAATGGACTTAGACTTAACAGCAAAATTTGCTGAATTCACTACTAATGTAGTTGGTTCTGCTAACATTGCTGCTATCTCAGGTGCTATCACAGCAGCTGATGTATTCAAAGCTGTAGCTAAATTGCGTCAGTCTGGTGTTCCATCAAACGATATCGTTTGTGTATTGAGCCCATCAGTTGCTTATGACTTGAAAGCTAACTTAACAAACACATTTGCTAACTCTAACCCTAACGCAGTTTCTAACCAAGCTATGTTAGAGGGTTATGTTGGTCAATTGGCTGGTGTAACAGTTTATGAAACAGCTAACTTGGCTAACAACGGCACAGTTGGTGACTATGTAGGCGGTGTATTCCACCGTGATGCATTAGGTCTAGCATTAATGCAAGACATCACAATCGAAACACAACGCAACGCATTATTGCGCGGTGATGATTTGATTGCCACAGCTATCTATGGTGTTGGTACACTTTATGAAGGCTACGGTGTTGCAATGAGTTTTGACTCATCAGTTCTTAATTAATATAGGGAAAAGGTTATGGCATTCATTAGATCAGGTACTACAATCCTCAGCTTTGCTGAGTATCAAGATGTTGTTCTTATGGATCAACGGCTATTCGACGAGAATGAAGGCCTAACCGACGAAGTTGTCGAAGATATATTAATTCGTAGCACTGAGCGAATTTTAACACAATTAAAAACTAGCAAATGGTACAGAGAACTAGCACTTTCAATGGGTGCTAGTGCTCTTACTATTCCACCAGTATCAGCGGCAAAGATTACTAGTCGTACCAACGACTTCACTGATCTAGCTGTTTACTATGGTTTGTATGAATACATTTTACCAAAGATAGCTGACTTTGGTTCAGAAGATAATGCCGAGCGAGTGAAGATAGAAGTTTATCGTAACAAGTACTCGAAATTATTTGATGAACTATTGGCCGACGGAACATGGTATGATTATGATGCAGATGGCACGGTTGAATTGAGTGAGTTTCGTCCTGTACCTACTAACTATCAGAGAATACGTTAATGAGAGCAGATCTTATCGCATATTTGAAGACACAGAGTTTAGGCACAGTCTCGGTGGCCACTGAATTACCCTACGGTAAAGATGGCGAACCATTATATCTAAAGAACTTCAAAAAAATCTATATTGACCGTGAACAAACAACACAGGA